GCGTTGCTGCACGCGCCGCGGCCCCGCCCGGCCGGGGCGGGGGGGCGGGAGCCGCAGGACGGCTCGCCGCGCTATGCGAAGTATCTGCAGTGCGTCAAGTACCTCGCGCTCGACCTCTACGACCGGCGCGACACGGCGGTCGAGGGGGCGCTCAGCGACAACCCCGCCTTCCGGCGTCTCATTAACCAGCTTAAGCTCACCGAGCCTGTGCCCGATTCGGGCACGGGCGAGGGAGCGGAGGGAGGCGCGTGATGCACGTCGACGCAGGAAAGCTCTCGAAGCGCATCCAGTTTTTGCGGAAAACGACGGCAAAGGACGCCGACGGCTACGACGTACCCGGCGAGCCGGAGCCCGTGCGCGAGACCTGGGCGCAGTTCTCGCAGACGAGCGGCACGGAGCTGATTCGGGCAAATGCGGAGTTCGGCGAGGCGAAGGTCCGCTTTCTCACGCGCGCGAACCCGGAGCTGCTTGACCGGCGGCTCCTGATCCGCTACGACGGGCGCGACTACAACATCCTCTACGTCAACACCTACGGCGACGAGGGGAAGTACATGGAGTTCTGGTGCGAGCGCATCACGCAGGAGGGCAAGGTATGACGCTGAATGAGAGAATCATCGCGGTCGTGACGCCGATCGTGCCGGTGTGCGTGCCGGATCTGCTGGTCACGGAGGCGGGCGAGACGCCGCCGGAGGAATACTGCACGTTCAATTTCCCGCTCGAGCCCGAGGCGCTTGCCGACGACACCGCGCAGCTGCAGCGCGCGCTCGTGCAGCTGCACTACTTCGCGCCGCTCAAGACGAACACCGTGCCAACGCGCCGCGCACTCTGGGCGGCGATCGCAGCCGCGGAGGACTTTTCCCCCGCACTGATCGAAAACGCGACCGACCACACAGGACAGCACTATGTCTTTGAGTTCGATGCGGTTGGGCGCTGGCTGGGAGATGAGCGCAGTGGCTGAGATCCGTTTTGACGGGCTGGACACCTTTGTCCTCTCGATGCGGCAGGTCGCGGAACTGCCCGACGACGTGCATGACGCGATGCTCAACGCCGGGGCTGACGTGGTGGTCGAGGCACAGCGCGCCGAGGCGCGCAAGCTCGGCAAGCCTGGCGGCTACCGCAACAGCCGACAGAGGCGCGACTATTCGACCGGCATCACGGCGGAGTGCATCAAAAAGGGCAAGGTCAAAGTGAAAAACGGCGAGCGCGGCATCTATGTGACGCCTACCGGCACGCGCCGGCGCGGCAATACGACCACGCGCAACGCCGAGATCGCCTACGTCAACGAGTACGGCACGGATAGCATCCAGGCGCGCGGCTTTATCCGCAAGGCCAACGAGAAGTGCGCCGACGAGACCACGACCGCAGAGTTTATGGTCTACAACCGATTCCTCGAATCCAAAAACCTGTAAAGGAGGGCACAACTATGCCTCAGTACGGAGCGAAAAATCTCCAGTGGGCGCCGTTCGCGGCGTCAAACCCCGAGCCGGAGGACGCACTGCCCAACTACGGCACGCCGATGAAGCTCGGCGACCTCATGAGCGTAGCCGAAACGCTCAACTTTTCCGAGGTCGAATCGCGCGCGGACGATGTGCGCAAGATCTACCTGCGCGAGTTCGTTGACGGCTCGCTTGCCGTCGGCGTGCTGGAGCTGCCCAACGAGACCGCCTCGGCCGTCACCGGCGCGCAGATCGACAGCACCGAAGGCGCGAAGGACATCCATTTCTCCAGCAACGACACCGCGCCCTACGGCTGCCTCGGCTTTTACACGACCAACATCAAGGCCGACGGCTCGAAGTATTTTAAGGGCATCTTCTACCCCAAGGTCAAGGCGAGCCTCGACGGGCGCACCTATAACACAAAGCAGAAGACCATCGTGCTCGACAGCCCCAAGCTGACGCTCTCGGTGGACGCCTGCAACACCGGCGAGTACCGCATCGAAAGCGACGAGCTCACGACCGAGGCCGCCGCGAAGACGTGGGTCAACGGCAAGGTCAAGGCCACGTCCGGCGGCTAAGGAATCCGAAAAGGCGCAGCACCCCGCTGCGCCTTTTCTCAAATCGGAGGCAAATATGAAACTACACGAAGTTGATCTTTGCGGGCAGCACCTGTATCTCTGCCTCAACGGGCAGGCGCTGTTCGACATTTACGATAAATTTGGCACCAAGGGCTTTATCACCGACCCCCTCAAGGACAGCGGCAAGAAGAGCTTCGAGGCGGTGTGCTATTACCTATTCAAGCTCTCCGAGCAGGGCGAGCTCTACCGGCGCTGGCAGGGCCAGATGCACGGCCCCGTCCTCACCGAGCAGTTTTTCCGCGTCAACCTTGCCCCGCATGAGGTCGCCGCGGCAAAGGACGCCATCCTCGCCGCCATCGTCCTCGGCTTCCGGCGCGAGGAAAAAGAGACGGGCGACCTTGACCTCGGCCTTGTGGAGCTTCAAAAAAAAACGGGATCTCCGTGACGCGCGCGCTCTGGCTCCAGCTCCTGACGCAGTTCCTGCGTCTGAGCGTCCGCGAGGGACTGCTGCTCACACCTGGGCAGGTCATGGACCTGCAGACACTTGAGGAGCGGCGGCGCGAACTGGAAAGAGAGGAGGGTGCGTAATGGCAGTACGCCAGATCACCACACGGCTTGCCATCGACGGCGAGCAGGAATACAAAAAGCAGCTCGCGGCGGTCAACCGCGAGCTCGGCAACCTCGGCGCGGAGATGAAGCTCGTCGACGCGCAGTTTAAGGGGCAGGCGAACAGTTCCGAGGCGCTGCGCGCCAAGCACGACCTGCTCAAGAAGTCCATTGAGCAGCAGGTCGGCAAGATCGTCTCCCTCGAGGGCGCGGTCGAGGAGGCAACGGCGGCCTTCGGCGAGGCGGACAGCCGCACCGACAGCTACCGCAGGCAGCTGCTCAGCGCGGAGACCGCGCTCGCGAAGCTCAACGACGAGCTGAGTGAGAACGACAAACTGCTTAAAGAGGCTGAGGACAGCGCGGACGGCTGCGCGAAAAGCATCGACGGTTACGGCAAGGCGGTCAAGGATGCCGCAGGCAAAACCGATGATCTCGACGATGGCCTCGGCGGCATCGGTGGCGCACTCAAGGGCCTGCGCAACGAGGACGGCAGCTTTAACCTTGGCGGCGTAACTTCAGCTCTCAGCAACCTCAAGGGGCTGCTGGTTGGCGGCGCCATCGTCACAGGCGCAAAGGCGGTCAAAGACGCGATCTTTGAGATCGTAGAATCGACCGAGGAATACCGCAAGATCATGGGCACGCTTGAGGTCTCCAGCGCGGCTGCCGGCTACACAGCCGAGGAGACTGCGCAGGTCTACCAAGAGCTGCAGGCCGTACTCGGGGACACGCAGACCGCCGCGACCGCGACGGCGAACCTGCAAGCCCTCGGCCTCGCGCAGGAAGACCTCAAAGTCCTTATTGACGAGGTCATCGGCGCGTGGGCGACCTACGGCGACTCGATCCCGATCGACAGCCTGAGCGAGGCTGTGAACGAGACCGTGCAGGCCGGAAAGGTCACCGGCGTCTTTGCCGATGTGCTCAACTGGGCGGGTGTGAATGAGGACGAGTTCAACCGGCAGCTCGAAGCTTGCGCCGATACATCCGAGCGAGCGCAGCTTGTGCTCGTGCAGCTCGCCAATCAGGGCCTGCGCGAAACCGGTCAGGCGTGGAAGGACGCTAATCAGGACATTATGGAAATGAACCGCTCGCAGGAGGAGCTCAACGCGGCGATGGCTCGGTTGGGCGAGCTGCTGACACCCATTGCGGCTGGTATCGTCGGATTCACGGCGGACATTGTTGAGGGCGTAACGGCTGCGATCACTGCTATTAGTGATCTGATCTCGAAGATCCGCGAGGCGCGTGAAGAAGCAAACGAGAAAAATGTGGAGCGCTCGTCCACCTCGAAACTCTCCCGCTACCGCGCCGAGGCGAGGCTGCGCGAGCATCTCTCTGGCTCCCACGCCGCGGGGCTCGACCGTGTTCCCTACGACGGCTATCTCGCCGAGCTCCACGCGGACGAGGCGGTGCTCAACGCGCAGGAGGCCGCGCTGTGGCGCTCTGTTGGGCGCTCAGGCGCGCGCACTCTCCCGCCGGCGTATATCCCTGCCGCGCTCCCCGCGACCGTACAGAGCGCCACACGGCGCGAGAACGTGACCATTGACGTCACGCTCGAGCTGGACGGCCAGACGCTCGCGCGCAAGCAATACCCGCTCATGCAGGCCGAGGGCCGCAGGCGCGGCACCCCGCTGGCCGGAAAGGAGGGCACCTGATGGCAAAATATCCGGCTATCGTGGACGGGCAGGACTTCACCGACCTGTTCCACAAGTACGGCTATGAGGTCACCTACGAGTTCCGCGAGGGCGAGAACGGCGGCCTCATGTGCTCCGGCGAGGAGCAGCGCGATCTGCTCGCCATCAAGCCGACGATCGTCGGCACCACCAACGACGCGCCGACCGAGCGCATCACCGCGCTGCTGACGGCGTGCCTCAAAAACGAAGTCCTCTTCCGCTACTTCGACCCCTGGACCGGCGCGGAGAAAACCATCACCGCGCACCCCACGGTCGACACCGTGTCCGTCCTGCTCGACGACGGCGGCACGCACTGGTGGAGGGGCTTCCGCGTTACCATGAGGGCAAAGTGATGAGTCTGAACACCGTAAAATACAAAGGCGAGCTCCTCGCCGAGGACGAGCGCATCAGCACCGACACCCCCGGCGTGCTGGGCGAGTATAAGGAGCTGCGCGCGGACGCGCTCGAGGCGGACACGCTCGACATCACCGTTTTGTCCGAATCGGGCACGATCCGGAATTTCAAGAAAAACGACAAAGTCGAGTATTTCCGCTCCGGCAGCCGCGTCGGCGTCTACTACCTGCAGAGCGTCACGCGTGTGGGGCCGAAGCTCTACACGCTCTCTGCGCTTTCCGCGGTCGGGCTGCTGATCGTCCGGCCGCACCGCGGCGGCATCTACACCGGGCAGACGGTCGCCGAGGTCGTCGCGGAGATCTGCGGCGACATCCCCGTGCTCATCGAGACCGTCTACCGCGGCATCAAGCTCTACGGCTGGCTGCCCATTGCCTCGGCGCGCGACAGCCTCGTGCAGGTGCTCTTTGCCATCGGCGCGTGGCTGCACACGGACGAGAACGGCACGCTGCGCGTGCAGAAACTCTGGGACGGCACGGCGAGCATCATCGGCCCCGGGAGCGTCCATGCCGCAAACATCCAGGTCAAGTACCTCGACCCCGTCAGTGCGGTCGCCGTCACCGAGCACCAGTACATTGCCGGCACGGAGGACGTCACGCTCTTCGAGGGCACGGCCCAGCAGGGCGACGTCATCGAGTTCGACGAGCCCGCGCACTCCCTCACGGCCGAGGGCTTCACCGTCCTTGAGAGCGGCGCGAACTACGCCGTCCTCTCTGCGGGCACCGGCAAGCTCACCGGCAAGAGCTACGTCCACAACCGGCGCGTCATCACGCGCACCGTGACCGAGGGCGCGGCGGAGAACGTCGAGGAGATCGCCGACGCGACGCTCGTCTCGCTCGTCAACTCCTCCGCGGTCGCGCAGCGCATGGCAGCCTATTACGCCTGCCGCGAGCAGCTCACCGTGGACGTCAACCCAGCAGCCGAGCACGCCGGGCACGTCGTCTCGCTCTGGAATGAGTGGGACAAACAGCAGACGCTTGCCTGCATCGCCTCGCGCGAGACGAAGATCTCCGGCCTGCTCAAGTCCCGCACCTTGGCGCTCGTCGGCTTTCTTCCCCCGCAGCCGGAATCCACGGAATACTTCGACGAGCGCGTCATCCTCACAGGCTCGGGCGAGTGGACGGTCCCGGAGGGCGTCACGAACTACACCCGCGTCCTTATCGGCGGCGGGCGCGGCGGCAGCAGGGGCCAACTGGGGGAAAACCCCCCCGTGGGCAAGGCCAAATA